AACCCGTACGGAGCAGCATAATGGCAATAGGATTTATTTATACAGGAACTACCAGAGCAGTCCCTGACCGAGCACTGTCACGAACAAGTGCCCCTAGGGTTATTATGGCAAAGTTTGGGGACGGATATGAACAGAGACTGAAAAATGGTATAAATACTATTGAAGAAGGTTACAGTCTTATCTTTAACAATAGAACAAAAGAGTTCATAGATGATGTAGTAGTTTTTCTAGACACTATGGGAGCTACTACAGCTTTCACGTTCACTCTACCAGACTCAAATAATACAACTAGAACAGGCGAAAAAGACCTGAAAGTAGTATGTAGTTCTTATACAACTATGTACGCTTACGATGATTTCTATACACTAACCGCAGAAATGAGAAGAGTTTATGAACCATGAGTAATATAATTGCAACAGACTTACAACAACTAGAGCCTGGCTCTGGTATTGTCAACCTATTTGAGCTGACCTTAGCAGACGGCACAGTAATATACCTTCATTCAGGCACTGAGACTGATCTAAGTACGGTACAATTTAGAGACAAACAGTCTCCTTACGCGCTTAGAACTTATACAGCGTTTCCTATCGTAATAGAAGGTCTAGAGCTTCAGGAGTCTGGCGCGTCGCACAGACCTACTTTTACACTTGCAAATATCGTGAGCGTGTTCGCAGGTTTGTCGGGAGAGTATAAAAATGACGACCTTATTGGTCGAACCCTGCTTCGAAGACGTACTCTTCAAAAGCACTTACATGGAGAGAGAGCCGCAGGTAGTGCAGGTACAGCACCTACTGAGTTTCCTGTCGTTAAGTATATTATTGATAGAATCGCCTCGCAAAATGCTGCAGCGGTTATATTTGAAGTAGCTGCACCTTACGACCTACAAAATATAACTCTTCCTAGAAGAGAAGTTGTAGGTAAATACTGCTCTTGGCTATACCAAGGAGCAGAGCTTAATAAAGGGGGCTGCTCTTTCAGGGTAGGTAGCGAAGTAATAGTAGATAAAGATTTAAGTTCTGGAGAAGTTACGAGTCACCGCGCTTTTTTCGATGTAGACGACTCTCCTTTGATTGCGGCTACTTGGGCTGCGGTCTCTAGTAATGCCCCTGCATGGTCAACGGGCGATGCGTATGGGTACAGAGGAGTTATTCAGATAGGAACACCAGCTGTCAACTCTACTATTCCTCATTATGTAGTGCACGGAGGTAGGTATTGGCAGGTACAAGTGACCCATACTACAGCCTCTAATAGGGAGCCAGGTACTACAACAGGTGCAGCCTATTGGAAAGAAGCGTTCCTTTACACTGTCCACGACGCAACAAATCAAGCATATGCGGTAGGAAATAAAGTACTATACGCTAATCAGGTGTTTGAATGCCTTGTAGCACATAACTCTTCTACAAGTGTTGTGGGGACTATCCTACCTACTAACAGGACTTTTTGGGAGAGAAGAGATCTCTGCGGAAAGACGATAGAATCTTGTAAATGTAGGTTTGGGTTTAATCCTACCTCATCTCTTACAGCCAACAACCCTCCAGGCTTTTTGAAAGATCGTAGTATCAGCTTGCCTTTTGGAGGGTTCCCAGGAACTCAGAAGTTTTAATATGTTACAATTTTTAGATGAGATAGAGGCACATTTTGAGAATTGGTACCCTAAAGAAGGTTGCGGAGTATTAGGGGTAATTAAAGGAGATCTGCAATGGTTTCCTTGTGATAATGTAGCAAGCGGAATAGATGACTTTGTAATAGACTCTCAGCAGTATTTAAAAATCGCAAGAAAATGTGATATTGTAGCAGTAGTTCATAGTCACCCAGATGCCTCTAATGAAGCTAGTATATCAGATATAAACTACTGCAACGCAACAGGTATACCTTACCATATCTTTAGCTACCCAGATATGGAGTTAAACACAATAAAGCCTCAAAACAAGGCAAAACCTCTGTATGGCAGAGACTATGAGTTTGGGGTGTCGGACTGTTTAGACGCAGGCATAGACTATTATAGGTCTAAGGGTATTGATCTACCTCAAAGAATACCTTTCGAGGACGACTGGTGGGAGAAAGGTATAGATTACTTCACAGAGGATTATATCAGTACTTGGGGATTTAATAAAGTTGAGGGGAATATGCAGGAAGGAGACTTACTTATTTTTGCAATCAGATCCGTGGTGGGTAACCATTGTGGAGTATATTTAGGTGATGATTTATTATATCATCACGCACAAAACAGAATATCTTGCAGAGAGGGTATATACCCTTTCTGGAAAAAACATATAATTGGAGTATATCGTTATGCGTCGTAAAGTTACTTTAGCCGGAGAGTTAAAAGAGAAGTTTGGAGAAGTCTTTTATATAAATGCAGACTCTCACCAAGACCTACTAAAATGTATAAACGCGAACAGACCAGGGTTTAAAAAATATTTATTAGACGCTATAGATAAAGATATAGGGTTCACTATAGATATGGCAGATAAATCGGTAGAGTCTGAAGAAGACCTATTGCTACCTTTAAAAGAGGGGGACGTCACAATTACCTCTATACCAGCAGGCTCCAAAAGTGGTATAGGGAAGATTATTGCTGCAGTAGCAATTGCATACTTGATGGTAGTTTCAGCAGGTACTGCCGCCCTTGCTGCACCGGGGTCGACTTTTGCTGCAGGAACAAGCGCTTTTTCAGCAGGACTGGCCGCAACTACTACTTTTTCAGGGCTACAAATGATGGGAATGACCCTTGCCGCTAACTTAGCTATTACAGGGTACCATCAGATAATGGCCCCCGATCCTTCCGTAGATGATAGCGCTGACGAAGCTTCTACTTATCTTTTCCAAGGATCACAGCAGACTATAATTGAGGGAGATCCTATTCCCATTCTTTATGGAGAGCTTAGAGTACCGGGGAGACCTATAGCGATGAACATTGAGCAGGGCAGATACAAAAACAATAACGTAGTAATTGACAGAAATAATAATCTAGACATAATAGATTCAGAAAAAGATAAGGAGTACACGTAATGCCAGGACCAGGAGGAGGAGCAGGAGGAGTATTGCGCCTAGGCGGTGGAATAAGCCATACAACCCAGAGCATAACTTTAACAGATTTAATCTGTGAAGGACCTATTAGAGGTTTAGTGGGTGCTGAGTCTGGGGTCTACATGAACGACGCTATGTCTGTGCCCAAGGAGTCAGCAGGCGTCTATTCTATTGACGGTGTCATGACCGTAACGACCACAAATGGCTCCACTACAGCTACTATCAATAATCCGCCAGAGGACTTCAAAATTGATCTAGACCAGAGTACTTTGGTTCAGAAAAGATGGGTGACGGTACAAGACTTTACTGGGCCTATTTCAGTAAATATAAGTGGCACGGCTAGCCTACCGAGAAGCAGCGTAGCAGATCGCAGCGTGAGAAAGATTTCTGTTGTAGGAGGGGCAACGTCTTTAACAGCTGCCATGATGTCTGATAAAACGAAAATCGGTGATTCCCTGAATACTTATATCCCCGCCCACGTGGTGCCTGATGATGCTACCCTTTATACTACAGGGAAAGAGCCTATTGCTGGGTGGTTATCTTATGCTCTACGCACAGACTCAGGTTCAAAGAATACAGCAGTATTCACCCCCGGCTCTAACTTTAACCCCTCTGGTTTTACTCTACGTAACGGCACCTATAAACTCTTCGTAGACAAGATTGCAGAAATCGCCTCTATCAGTGCAGACTCCACGACTTTGACACTAAAAAGTGCATGGTCGGGCAATCCTAGCAGCTCCGGTACACCCTATAGTTTTACAATCACAGGTACGCATAGCAATGGATATATTAGTACAATACATGACTTTATGAATAACTATCCAGGCGTGCAAACTCAATTTAGAACCGGGCGTGAAGTGCAGGCCCCCTTTTCCGGAAAGGCTGGAACAGGGTCTGTCGCTATATCCAACTCACCTAGCGCGGGAGGGACTATCGAGCAGACCTCCGGCTTTGGAGATGGGGAACAAGCCGCTAAAACCATAGTAGGCTCTTCTTCGACGGGCTTCAATCTGACCGCATCCCAGATACGTGCCTGTAGTGAGGTTCGTCTCTTTTGGGCTTACCCCTCACTTTATTCGGTCGATGATACTGGCAATGAGCTACTAAATCGAGTAAAATATAAAGTAGAGCTGGCAATAAGAAAAGACGGCGATGCAGACTTTAGCTCTACAGAGACGCTCAACGACGATCTGACGCATGCTGCGAATTCAAAAAGTCCTGTGTCTTGGGCTTTAACTGTGGACCTATCTAAATACGCCCCCGTTGCAGACTTCAAGTTCATTATTAGCAGAAAAACCGATCATAGTGGGGATGCGTTAAATGTTGCCGGTGATGGCACTCTCGACGGTTCCACTAATATATCCCAGGCGAGTATTTCACAAACCGTAGCAATAATTAAGGACAACTTTAGCCACCCATATACCGCACTTGCTAAGATTGGTTTCAGCAGCCAAGAGTTTCAAGGGGTCCCTAAACGATCATACCATCTTCAAGGTTTAATGGTTAAGGTACCTTCTAACTATGTAACAAGAGAGGAAAATGTTTCAGGACAGGCTTCTTATAATAGAGACAGTAATGGTGTAATACAAAATACTTACCAAGACTGGGACGGAACTTTCAGAGATACTTTAGTGTATACAAACAATCCTGCTTGGATTTTTCATGACATCATGATAAATAACAGATACGGGCTTGGAGACTTCTTATCGTCCTCCGATGTAGATATATACCAGCTATATAAAGTAGCAAGGTATTGTGACGGCCTTGTCGACGATGGAACAGGCTTCGGCACTAAAGAGCCTAGGTTTACTAGTAATATATTTTTAACTAAAAAGGTCGATACGTTCAGAATCTTGAAAGATATGCTAACAACCTTTAGATCTATGTTATACTTTATCGACGGCCAAATTACTCCTATACAAGATGCGCCTTCAGGACCCGTATATAACTTCTCTAAAGCGAATGTTTTAGAGGGAAACTTCGAGTATGAAAGCACCGGAAGTAAGACACGTATTAACCAATGTGTGGTTTCTTGGAACAATCCAGAGTCTAACTATAAGATCGAGCCTCTCCTTGTAGAGGACAAAATAAACATTTTAGAAACTAAAAAGATTATTAGCGAAGATTCTGTAGCTTTTGGTTGTACTAGTTTTGGCCAGGCTCTTCGTTATGGTCGATGGAAACTCTGGACTTCGGCAAACCAAACAGAAACTATTAAGTTTTCTACAGGTGTGAATGGGGCGTTCCTACAGCCAGGAGATGTTGTAAATGTGCAAGACTCCTCTAAATCTGGCTTTCGACATGGAGGTAGGATTTCAGGTAATCTAGTAGGAGGTCTAACCCTTTCTGATAGTAGAGCAGCAGGTCAATTGGCGGCCAACTCGGCCGGGTTCGATGCAACTGATAGAGCTAACCCTGTTGTTATGCAAGGACAGGTAAGACTTCCCTCCTCTTTCTCCGCTGACTGCACGCTTATGGAAGCAGGCGCGGGGAATGGTATGTTCATAGGGGTTGTTGAGCAGTCTAGTGTAAGAAACTTTATCTTCCGAGCAGGTACCGGAGACGCAGGCGTGCAAGCCTCTGATGGTGATACAGTCTTGGGGGCCACGCCTTTTACGGAGATCCCTGAGTTTGATGGAGGTATACACACTGTTACATGGGAAGTACATCCCGCAAACGGAACAGCACGTCTCTGGATTGACGGAACTCTTTATTTCGACCTAGTAACAACTAATGCAAGTGCTCTGGCTAATAGCCTCTGGGCAGGCTCTAATGTCGGCGGTTGGGGTGCAGGATTCTCTACAATTGCTGGAGGTTATGCAGGAACTGCATGGCCTAGCGATATTGTATCCAACTTGAGTGTATATAATAATCAGACTATAGCCTTGTCTAAGTCAAAAATACGTATTGATGATCCTGTAGCGCTACTTAGTACTTCGTCATACGAACTTAGCGTAATGTTTATAGAGTCCGCAGCTTTCTTAGCTCAAGATTCTGCAACTATTAACTCTGTAGATTATGTACGAGGAGACTTAGTACCTCAGGCGTTTATTGATAGTAATGGCAATGGCACTTACACTTTGCAAGACATAAGTACAGAAGCTTTCTCTGTAAACTCCAAAGCTGCAGCTAATTCAACAGATGCACTGATTCTTAGCTGGTCTGAAAACCACCGTGTAGAAACACGAACTGTTTCAAATAGTGCAGGTACGGGTATATTGGATCTGTCTGTAAGCGCTCCCTTCTCCTCTGAGCCTAGTAAGTCTCATATTTGGGTATTAAAAGAGACTAATAATAGCGGGGCTACTACTACTGCTGCTGCTATACCTTACAAAATCATGGCAATCTCAGAGAATCAAGACTCGCAGTACGAGATTATAGGCGTAAGGCACTATGACGAAAAGTTTGAAGCTATTGAAACCACTTTCACTACCTATGTAGAAGATAGTGTGTACCCAAGAATTTTACCTACCGATACAGTGCCTACAGTAGGAAGAGTGACCGTTACTACTGTCCCTAGTCCGGATTTAGTAGGAGGGGAGGTCATGGTGCGTTGGGAGCCCCCTGGTACGCAAGGAACGCTTTCTAGTATTGAAGAATCTCAGATTACTCAGAGTGAGTTATCTGGGGGCGTGGAAAATGTGTATGAAGAGCTGGAAGGCTATGAGGTAATCCATGACATCCCACATATTAAATCTCCTATATTCTTGGATAAGACAAGCACTTTCTTCTCTTTTACAGGACTAGGAAATGGGGTTTACACTGTTGGTGTAAAAACCGTTAGTTCAATTGGCAGCAAGTCGTTGCACAAACAAGCAACGTTTACCGTAGCCGATAAGGTCAGCGGGGGCGTAAAAAGGGTTGCTCTGGGCATGGCCATTGGAGGCACCTCAGACACTAGCATGTTCGTAGATACTTCGGGCCTTTTTCAGTTTGAGAAAAATGCTTATAAGGTTAAATCTGATGGGAACGGAAGACTTCAAGAAAATAACTCCACTGCTGCAGCTACTTGGTCGCAAGATTGTTCAAACCTGCCTGCTATCACCTATAGCCCTAGCACTAGTAACATATTTGAGTCCGAGCTGTTTTACGTGCTACTAGACTACAGTGACGCTTCTGATAAAGTTAAACTTGTTAAGCTTCATCGTGAAGCTAACGGAGAAGACTATTGGTATGATGCGGGGACGGGTAACGAGACAGATAGGTTTAGTGCGCAGAAGTCAGGTAGTATTTCGAAAGCTGCTAACAGTAGTAATATAGTAGGTAGCGGAACATCTTTTACTTCGCAGTTCAATATAGGTGATATATTAGCTATCGGAACAGGCAATAGCCCTACCGTATTAGGAAAGATTGTCGATATTAAGAGCGATACTTCTTTATTTTTAGATAAAGACGGCAACTCCTCTGTATCTTCTAACCATATTAGAACGAGTAACCTTAGTGTAGATTATCAGAACGACGTTCTTGTTGGTAGTGTCTATAAGACAGGTACGTCCTTTGTATTCAACGCTTATACATCTTTAGGTACCGCGACTCCTACACTATCAGGTGTTTCAGATACTAATTTAGCGTACTACTGGCCTTCTAATAGTATAAACGGTTCGTCTATGACAGAGACAGTAGTAGGAGTGCACGCAGTTGCTCAAGGCACTGCTCCTGTAGTATCTACAGACTCTCCCGTAGGTAACAGCCTTGTGAATGATGATGGAGTGCTTCTTTTATCAGATAGTCAAGCTGATGCGCTGGAGTCTGGAGGCTTCTCAGCTTCTTACTGGTTCAAATCGACCTTTGGTGCCGGTGGCGGCAGTGGTAATGCTAGACTGCTTACTC